CGCGCCGGCCGGCGGTTTGACCGTCGGTTCGTTCGCGTGGGTCGGGCCGCTGGGCCAAGTGTCGCAGTCGTACGTGTCGGGCTACCAGGCCGGGTTCGTCGGGCGTAATCAACAGGCGCTCATCACTCAGTTCCTCGGCTCGACCAGTTTGCTGGTCCCGGCAGGCTTCCCCGTGACGCTGTTCAACGGTGGCGATTTTTGGGCTGAGTTCCTGCAGGGTGCAACCGCCGGCGCGACCGTGTACGCGGACAACACCACGGGCGCCCCGACCACGAGCGCGACCGCGGCGACCGCAACCGGCCAAGCTGGATTCGTCGGCACGGCCACGTGCACCGTGGGCAGCAATCAGGTCAACATCGTGTCGACCACGAGCGGAATTTTGAACTTGGGCGACGTGGTCACGATGACCGGCGTTCCGACTGGGTCAACCGTCATCGACCTTGAGACGTACACGCCGGGCGGCACCGGACTCATTACGATCAGCCAGAACGCGACGGCCACCGAAGCCACCGAAGCGATCACGACCACGTCCGCCTATGTGTACGTGACGGCGCTCGGCAACGGCGCGCTGTCGGTCGGTGACACCATCACCGGCACAGGCGTTACGGCCGGGACCACGATCACGTCGGTACCGAGCGCGATACCGGGCGTGTTTGGCCTATCGGTCGTCCAGTCTTTCGCGTCCACCACGTTGACCAGCGGTTCGGCGGCGACCACAACCGGGTTTACCGTGGGGCCGATTACCACGACCGGCGCGGGCCTCGCAAAGATCACGAAAGCGGTAGCCTAACTTTTTCACAGGATAAATGACTATGCAGCGCATCGCACTTGACCACGCAGACCTAGGCCGCCGCTACGGAATCCATTTCATGGCCGGCCTGGCACAAGAAGCGCGCGGAATGGCTCTGATGAACCCGGAAGTTGCTTTCGACGCGCAGCCGACGCTCATCACGGCGGCCAACGCGGGCATCCCGTCGCTGTTCACGACCTACGTCGACCCGGCCATCATCGAAGTCCTTGTGGCGCCGATCAAAGCGGCGGAACTGTACGGCGAGACGAAAAAGGGCACGTGGGTCAGCGATACGGCCATGTTCATCATGGCGGAACGCACGGGCGAAGTCTCGAGCTATGGCGATTTTTCGCAAGACGGAATGAGCAACGCGAATGCGAACTTTCCGCAGCGCCAAAGCTACCACTACCAAACGAATACCCGTTGGGGCGAGCGCGAATTGGCGCGCGCGGCGGAAGCGAAAATCGACTGGGCCAACCAGTGCAACATGGCCTCGGCGCTCACGCTGAAAAAATTCCAGAATTACATGTACCTGTACGGCATCACCGGCCTGCAGAATTACGGCGGGACGAACGACCCGGCGTTGGGGCCTTCGCTGGTTCCGACGGCCACATGGTACGGCGCGTCCGGCGCGATCGTGTACGGCGACATTCAGCGGCTCGTGCAACAACTGGTGACGCAGACTTACGGCCTCATCAATGCCGAGTCGGCGATGACGCTCGGTGTCTCGCCGCAGAATGCCGTGAATTTCAACAACACGAACACGTACAACGTGAACGTGTACACGCAGATCAAGACGAATTTTCCGAACCTGAAAATTGTCCAGGTTCCGGAATTCGCCATCAACGGCGGCGGCAATGCGGGCGGGACCGAGTTCGTCCAACTGATTGCCGACACCATCGAGGGGCAGCGGACCTGCGAAGCGGCGTTCACCGAGAAAATGCGCGCGCACGCGATCGTGACCAAAACGAGCTCGTGGGAACAGAAAAAGTCTCAGGGCGGCTGGGGCGTGATTTTCTACATGCCCGTTGGCGTCGTTTCAATGCTGGGGGCGTAATTCATGACGATTCAATATTCGACGACGCATCGCACGAACAACGTGACCGACATTGTCACGCAGTTGAGCACGACCGGGTACCTCCTGATTTATTCCGGCTCGGCCCCGGCCAACTGCGGCACGGCTGCGTCCGGCACGCTGCTCGCGTCGCTGCCGCTGTCCTCAACCGCCGGCACGGTGGCGTCCGGCGTGCTCACCCTGAACGCCATCACGTCGGCTGCCGCGGCGGCGACCGGCACGGCCGGGTACTGGCGCCTTTGCACGTCCTCAGCGGGTACGACCGTGGTTGCGCAGGGCACCGTGGGCACGAGCGGCGCGGATTTGAATTTCGCGGGCGGCGTGTCGTTCACGTCGGGCGAAACGATCAGCATCACGTCTTTCACGATCACCGCGAACGGCGCCTAAAGTCGTGTCACAAGGGTTTTGGAACACGCTGGTCAGTTTGCAGGGGCCGGGCACCGCCCTAACAAATTCGACCGCGCGAACCTCGCTCACCGCCGGGGCGACCCAAGGCCGCTACACGTTGCCGGCCAATTCGCTGAAATCAGCGGGCGACCAGCTGCTTATCGAAGCGTCCGGCATCATTTCGACCGTCGTCACGACGCCCGGCACGCTTACCCTTGACTGGGCACTGGCAACTACGGCCAACTGGTCGACGGGCGCCATGACGTTGAACACGGTCGCTCAGACGAATACCCCGTGGTATTTGCGCGTGCTGTGCAGCGCTGCGTCCGTGGGCGCTGCGACCGCGGCTCAATTGCGGTTCGGCGGGTTTTGGCTGTCGCCGGCGTCGATTAACGTTGCACTCGGCGCGACGGGGCCGGGGCCTGGCGGCCAAATCGTGCCGTATTCGGGCACCGCGTCCGGTTCGTCAACTTTGGGCGCGACGTTCGATTCCACGATTTCGCAGCTGACCGACCTTTACGCCACGTGGTCCGTGGCCAATGCGGCGAATTCTATTCAGTTGCTGCAGTACAATCTGACGCTGGTCACGGCCACCGGGTTCTAAGCGGCACCTTAGCGCGCCGTGGGCCTGCTTACCCAGACCGTCTCAGTTTCCGCAACGGCGGTCAATCTAACTACCGTTGGCCTAGTTGACTGGTCCTATTTTCAGAATAGCACTAGCCCCTATCCGGCCTCCGATTACAAAAGCGGCGCCGGCAACACAATCCCTTCGCCGACGCTTATCGCCGGTACGACGGGCGTCGGCAGTTATACCAACGACGCAAGAACAATCAGTTGGACCAACGGAACCGTTAATTCCTCAAATTCAGTCACGGGAGGCATATATAGCCCTACTGGCACGGAAAGCGCGGGAAACGGATTTTCATTGGCGCTTCCCGCCGACACCAACGTCAGAACGGTTTATCTCTACGTGGGTGCGTACAACGCGCAAACCGCGATTCAGGTAACCGCGAGTCTTTCCGACAGTTCGGCTACGGCGGTTTCTGATACCACGACTCTTGTAGGAGCAGCTAACGCTTCGATAGACGGCGTCGTCAAGCTGGCGTACCAGGCAAACAGCGCCGGGCAAACGCTTACCGTCAGCCTCGCGATTTCATACACGGGCACCTACAGCAATGCGACGCTGCAAGCCGTTGCGTACGCGTCCGTCGTGGCCAACGCGCAAGGGGCAAATGTTGGGCGCAGGCTTCGACTCGGAACGCCTTACAGCAAATTGGGGAACGACCTAGTAGCGATTTCCTCGCCGATTTCGGCTGTTGGCGCGGCCGCAATTACCGAGGTATCGGACACTGTTGCGGGCGCGGGGACAGCCAGCACGCAGGGCACCGCGGCGATTACGGAAGCGTCGGACACTGCCGCAGGCGTGGGGGCGGCCAGCACGCAGGGCAGCGCAGCAATTACCGAGGGATCGGACGCGGTTGCCGGCGCGGGCGCGAGTTCGACCGCAGGCAGCGCAGCAATTACCGAGGGATCGGACACGACCGCAGGCGTAGGTGTAGCCAGCACGGCAGGCGCAGCAGCGATCACTGAATCCGCCGATACCGTTGCAGGCGTCGGCGTTGCGGGCGCCGCCGGAACCGCCGCAATCACCGAAGGCTCGGACACGGTGGCTGGCGTTGGGACAGCCAGCACGTCAGGCACGGCCGCAATTACCGAAGGGCCGGACACCGTTGCCGGCGTTGGGGCCTCGTCTACGTCGGGCACAGCCGCAATTACCGAAGGGTCGGACACGGCCGCAGGCGTCGGATTGTCGTCCACGTCGGGCAGCGCAGCCATTACCGAAGGGTCGGACACCGTTGCGGGCGTTGGCGTCGCTGGATATGGCGGCGTGGCGGCCATTACCGAAGGGTCGGACACGGTTGCCGGCGTTGGCGGGGCCAGCACGCAGGGCGCAGCCGCAATCACTGAAACGTCGGACACGGCCGCAGGTGTTGGAACTTTGTCCACGGCGGGCGCGGCCGCAATTACCGAATCCGCTGATAGCGTGGCCGGCGTAGGCGTTGCCAGTACGCAGGGCGCCGCAGCGATTACCGAGGGACACGACGCAGCGGCAGGCGTTGGCGTGGCCAGCACACAGGGCGCGGCCGCAATTACCGAAGGGTCGGACACGGTTGCCGGCGTTGGCGCCTCAAGCACGTCGGGCGCAGCCGCAATCACTGAATCCGCTGACGCCGCTGCAGGCGTAGGCGTTGCCGGGTACGGCGCCGTGGCGGCCATTACCGAAGGCTCTGACGTTACGGCGGCCGCAGGTACGGCATCCACGCAGGGCACGGCGGCGATCACCGAAGGCTCGGACACCGTTGCGGGCGTTGGCACGGCCGGCGTAGCGGGTGCCGCAGCGATTACCGAGGGGCACGACACAACCGCAGGCGTCGGCGCTGCGGGGGCGGTAGGCGCCGCGTCCATTACGGAAAACAGTGACGCGGCTGCGGGCGTCGGCGCGACAAGCGCGGCCGGCAGCGCGGCAATTACTGAGGGCTCTGACGTTACGGTCGGCGTCGGCGTGGCCAGCACGCAAGGGGCCGCGGCCATTGCCGAAAGCCACGACGTGGCGGCAGGCGTCGGCGCTGCAGGGTACGCCGGCGCGGCCGGAATTACCGAGCCGTCGGACGCGGTCGCCGGCGTTGGCTCTGTAGGCGCTGCAGGCGCGGCAGGCATTACCGAAGGCTCTGACCTTGTGGCAGGCCTTGGCGCTACGGCCACGTCGGGCTCGGCCGCGATTGCCGAAGGGTCGGACGTTACCGTAGGCGTAGGCGGCATTGCCGGCGCGGGCGTCGCTTCCATTACCGAGGGTTCGGACACATCCGCCGGCGCGGGCCTTGTGTCGGCGCCGGCCGCGCCGGTTCATTACCCGCCGCCGCCGAGAGTGTTTCCGTACGAAGGGGCTTTCGCGTCGCGCGTGCTGGCGTACAACTTGGAAACGTTGGCGCCGTTTCGCTCCGTCATGACGCGCCCGGGTGGCGCCGTGTCGAATTCGCCGGGCACAATTCAAGGCCGGTTCGGTTGGTACAACGACGCCACACGCCAAGTGAACAACACTCGAGTAGCGGCAACGGACACGCTCGGCATTGTTGTACCGTACCGTTCCATGAGCCCAAACGGCGGCGTTGTCGGCGGCCCGCGCGGGCTTGCCGGGCCGCAGGCCTCTTACACGTGGGAATTTTGGGACGACACGACGCCGCCGAATGGCGTGTTGCGCATACGTCCGGGCCTCGGCGTTACGCTCGGCGCATCCGGCAATTTTTGGCTTCGGTTTCAGGGCGGCGCGATCGTCGGAAATCCCGTCTATGCCTCGCTCGTGGACGGCTCGGCGATATCAGGTATTATGACAAATGCCGAATTGACTCCGTGGTACGTGTGCACTGTTGCGCGACCCGGGGACCTCGCGATTGTTTCGCGAACGGCAGTTTTCGCACCATAAATAGGAGTTTTCGACATGGCGATAGCAAAAGAAACAGTGATTATCGGGTGTAAAGCTCCAAGCGGATTTTTGTTGGAAGTCGGTTTGCAATCGACCGTCAAAAACGAGGAGGGCAAACTCGTCACGATGATTATCAAAGGGGCCGACTACCAGGCCGTGACAATCAAGGGCTGGAATGCCCATACGGAAGATATGCGCCGTCAGCTGTTCGTGGCGGGCAGCGACACCGGCTTACCCCACGGCATGAACACTCGCCCGTTTTTGAATCGAGGCGTGCCAAAAGATTTTTGGGTGCGCTGGTCGCGCGAGCACCCGAACAGTTGGCTGCTCAAAAACGAAATTCTGTTCGTCGCGGACGACGAAGCAAGCGCGGCATCGCGCGTTGCGGATGCCGAAAAAACGCCCAAAATCTTGGAGCCGTTGGACCGCAACAAAAAAATTATTCCCGGTATCGAAACGGCCGATTTCGCGCGCGAGCGCGGCGGCATCGCCGACAGTTAAGGAACGACATCATGCCCGTGATTCCATGTGCAACAGTTACGCCGGTTTCAGGACTTGCGCAGTTTAGCGCTGTCGAATTCCTGACCTCGTACCCGGAATTTACGGGCATCAACCCCGCGCTGCTTGCGAGCGATTTCACGGGCGCGACGTTTTTGTTGAGCAACACGTGCTGCTCGCGTGTGCAGGACGCCAATCAACGCCTGTATTTGTTGTACTTGCTGACGGCGCACCTTGCCGCGATTCATCAAGGGTTGAACGATGCGGGCGTAGGCTCGCCGTCGTTTGCCGGCACCGTCGCGATCGCGGGCAATGTCGCCACGGTATCGGCCGTCACGTCGGGCTTGCTCGCCGTCGGGCAATCGCTGTACGACGGTCCCAGCGTGGGCGGCTCGTTCGTGCTGCCGGGTTCCGCGGTCATCGCCACGCTTGGGTCAGGCACGGGCGGCGTTGGCACGTACAACCTTGCCGCGTCAATCGGCACGATAGCCGCGGAATCCATGATTGTGCAGGGCGTGCCGAACGTCCAAGCCCCGCTTGGCATCGTGGGCCGCATTTCGCAGGCAAGCGAAGGCGACGTGTCCGTTTCCAGCGAATGGAGCGCGCCGCCCAACGCGAACGCCGCCTACTTTTTGCAAACGAAATATGGGGCCGATTATTGGACCATGACGGCGCGCTACCGCACGGCGTTGTTCATCCCCGCGCCGCCCGGCGCATACGACCCGCTTGCGGGATTGACCTCTTGGAACCGGGGCGGGTATGGCTGACGTACTCGGCGGCAAAAAACTGCAAATTGCGCTTGCGGCGATTCAGGACAAAATCACTCGCGGCGGGACGCTGCGCGTGGGGTTTTTGGAAAACGCGAAATATACCGATCGTCACCCGGTTCGCGGTACGCCTCGAGCGCCGTTGCACGTCGCCACGGTGGCGTTTTGGCAAGAGTTCGGGACGACTAATATTCCGTCGCGTCCGTTTTTCCGCACGACAATTTCCAACCGCTCCAAGGACTGGGGCCATAACTTAGGCGTCGCGTTGAAGGCTACGAACATGGACGGCGAAGCGGCGTTGCGCATGCTGGGCCAATCAATGCGCGACGATGTCGAAAACTCAATTGCCACGTGGACGATTCCGGGCAACGCGCCGCGCACGATCGAAATCAAGGGCTTTGATAAACCCCTTGTGGACGAGGGCACCATGCAGCGCGCCGTTGATTTTGACGTGGTGCCGAAATGAACCTGCACTCTATCGTTCGGCCAGCAATCAA